TGGTCGCGGTCGTGGTCGCGCTGACCGGCCAAGGAGGCTCGTGATGAGGCGGCGCACCATGCAACAGATCGCCGAGCAGGCCACCGACGCGGTTGAGGCCTCCATGTCGGGTCGCACACCGCCTCTGGTTGAACGCACCGCGGCGCCGACCGCGCTGGTTCGGCTGGCCGAGGCGGACGCCCGGTTCCTGAGCTGCCTGGAGGTTGCACAAAAGTCGTTGCATGGTGCCCGCGATCTCCAGGAGCGCAAGAAGGCGCTCGACGGCCTGGCGGGGCTGGCGGTCGCCGGCCGACGCATCGGTGCAACACTGGTGGCCCGCAACGAACTGGCAGAGGTCTACCTGCGCGAGGTGCGAAGGTTCGGAGCGGATCTGACGCAACTTGAGCGGGGCCGATCTGGCCGGTCGAGGAAAAATGCTCCCACCGGTGGGCGTATTTCGGAGTATCGCGGGGTGCTCGATCAGGCCGGCGTGAGCACGCAGCAGGCCTCGCGCTGGCAGCAGTGTGCGTCGCTCCCCGACGACAGGTACCGGCAGTGGGTGGCAAAAACGGTCGAGGCGCGCGCCGAGCTCACGGAGTCGGGACTGCGTGCCGTGGCGCGGGGGGCGCAGGACCCAGCGCTTGGCGGGCAGTCAGACCCGGACTCAGATGAGAGGTATACGCCAAAACCCGAGGCCGACGACGTCAGGAAGGTGTTCGGCGGGAAGATCGATCTGGACCCCTTCAGTTGCGAGTCTGCAAACCGCACCGTGCGGGCGGTGCGGATCTTCACGAAGACGGATAATGGGCTGATCCAGGAATGGCGCGGTAAGGTGTTTGTGCAGCCGCCGTTTTCGGGCGGTGGCTGTGGAAAGGCCTTTGATAAATTGGATGAGGAGATGAGGGCGGGCAGAGTTCCGGAGGCCATCTCCCTTACCAACGCCTCGATCTCCACCCGGTGGTGGCAGCGCGCGGCGGGGCGCGCCGAGGCGGTCTGTTTCGAGAAGGGTCGAATCAACTACCTGTGTGGTGGGAATCGCAATCGATTTGATCAGAGCTGGATGTACTTCGGCGCGAATGTGAAACGGTTCAAAGAGGTCTTTGAGCATCGGGGCGTGATCGGGAAGCTGCGCTAATGGGGCTGAACAAAACCGAGATCCGCCAGCGTCTCGCGGAAAGCGAATCGATCCGCCGTGGACTGGTCGACGAGTTGGCGGTGCAGGGGCGACTCGCTGGCCTCGGCCGGCAGCTGGCCGACGAGTGGCTCGAACGCGGGCCGCTTGACCATCGCCGCGGTTGCCAGTGCCATTTCTGCTTGTTGGCTCAGGCGGTCAGGAGTGCATGGGGAGGGACTGTCGGTGGGTAGCGGGTGGGCGTGGAGGTGTTGGCACCGGAAGCCGGAGTTCGGGTGCCGGCGGTGCCAGGCTGCGGCCGCTGGTCTGCATCTCCCGTGGTTCTGTGGATGCGGGCGATCGTGTGGTGGGGATGAGGGGGTGTGCAAGAATTGCGGGGAGAGCCGGCCGAATCACTGGCTCCTGTTGCTGGCGATCGCTGAGGGTGAGGCCGAGGAAAAGGAGGGGCGGTCGTGCGAGACAGCGTGAACCTGAAAGTCTCGTGGCGCACGCACCGCAAGCGCGCGAAGCTCCAGGCGCGGCTGGGCGCGGATGCTGTCGTGGCGTTGCAAGATCTGTGGCTAGCGTGCAAGGAAGCAAAGAACGGCGGGTCGCTGCTTGGGCTCGACGCCGAGGACGTGGCAATCGCGGCCAGGTATTGCGGGGATCCGGGGTTATTCGTCGCGACTCTCGTCGAGTTGAATCTGTTGGAGGGCGGGCCAGGGTCCTACCGCATTCACGACTACCTCGACCACAACCCGGACGACCGGGGGGCGATGCCGGTCGAGGCGCGCTCCAGGTTGGCGTCGGCCGCCGTTTTGGTGCGGTGGCATCGAGCCGGAAAACACGCGCTGCTCCCGGCGGACGGGTGCCCGTTGTGCGCGCCTGGCGCCGGTCTTGAATCTGAGACACAGGGCCGGGTTTTCGTACCGGATTCCGTATACGAAACCGCTCCTCCCGTATACGAAACCCGTACGTCCGTATCCGATTCATATACGAAAACCTCAATTCCGTATTGTGCCCCGATCCGATCCGATCCGAAGAGTGATTTTGAGATGACCGATCAGCCCACGCACGATGTGACCACGAATCCAGACATCAACTCGGACGCTGGAGAAGTGTGCAGCGTGCAGGGGATCGTGTCCCTTGTGGTGGCTCGGGGCTGGCCTCCGCCGCGCGAGGCGTGGTTGGAGCAGCTCACCGATCTGTCGCTCGCCCGACCGTTCGACGTCCCCGAAGTCCTCGGGGCGATCGAGTGGGCGGCGCACCAGTGCCGGGACCGGGACGAAGTGCCGAACGGGGGTTTTGTGGCTTCGATCCTGGTTCGTCGTCGGCGGACTGCGCCTCGCGCCGTCGGCCTCGAACAGGCGATGGCGAAGCCCAGACCGGCTCCGAAGCCGAAGACCCACGACGTGCTGAGGGCCGACGGCAGCGAGCCGGGGTCGAGCGCCGCCGACGTCGAATCGGCCCGCCTCAACCTCGAAGCTATCCGCCGCAAGCTTGGCGCACGATGAGCAGCGGGTGCGGGCTCAAAGAGCTGCACTTGCAGGTCGGCGAGCACACGGTCGTCTTGACGACGCAATGGATCGAGGTGCTCAGCGCTATCGCCGAGGTGTTCCGAGGCGCCAGGGTGCAGTGGATCCGCCTCGGCCGCGGGCGGCTGATCGCGGTGCGCCACCAGACCCACGACTACGCGGGGCGGGCGAGGCAAATCCTTGCGTCGTTGGATGATTGACTCCGGCGGACCACGGCCGATGCATTGATGATCCCGAAGCGGCCGAGTAAACTACCAGATACGGCCGACAACTGATGTTGACACAGCACGCGCGTCCAGTGCATGATGGACCATGCCCCGGGCGAAGCGAGCAAAGGACGCGCCCCTCACCGCCCGCCAGCGGCTCTTCGTCAGCGAGTACCTCGTGGACCGGGTTGGCAGCGATGCGGCGATCAGGGCTGGGTACAGCCCGCGTGGCGCGGCCCAACAGGCGAGCGCTCTGCTCGGCGATGAACGGGTGCACAAGGCTATCGCGGCCGGTCTGTCGCGGGTCGAGGCGCGCGCCGAGCTCACGATCGCGGACGTGGTGCGCGAGCTCCGGGCTATCCTCGAGGTGGACCCCGCAGACGCCATCGACAAGCAGACCGGGGCGTTCCGCCCGCTCCAGGAGTGGCCGAAACCCCTTCGCCGGGCGGTGCGCGGGATCGAGAACAAAGAGATCAAGGGCGCCGAGGGCGAGGTGATCGGCTTCGTCCGCGAGGTCAAATGGTGGTCGAAGACCGAGGCCGCGCAGCAGCTGCTGAAGCACCTCGGGGGGTTCGCACCTCAAAAGGTCGACCTGGGAGGCGACGCACTGAAGCAGCTCGCCGACGCCATCCGGTCGGCGCGCGAGAAGGTGGAGGGGGAGACTTGACCGACGCGATGGTAGGGCTGGTGCAGGCCTGCGATCCGGCCGCGCCCAAGGGTCGCGAGGAGATCGAGGCCGACCTCGAACCCACACGCGTTCGCGCCAAGATTGTGCCCGTCGCCGCGCTGTCGCTCACCTGCCCCCACTGCACCGAAGAGCTGCTCACCACAGAGCCCCGGGCAATGGTGATGGCGGGGAAGCGCGGGTCCGTGCTGCCCCCGATGCGCTGCATATGCGGTCGTGTGCTGATCGGCTACACGCCGCTGGTCGAGGTTGCGGGATGACCTCGTTGGCCGGCGACCAGGGCGTTCTCCAGGACGCGATCGAGCGGTGGTTGCGCGCGCCGTCGCTGATGGCGCGCGAGGCCTACGACCCGCCGCCGGATCGTGAGGTCTGGCAGGAGGAAGGGTGGGACGCCCTGGTCACCGACCCGAGACACGCTGATGCCGCCTGCAAGGGTCCGGGCAAGTCGACCAAGTTGTCCATCGGCGGCTTATGGATCCTGGGGTGCCACGAGAACGCCCAAGGCGAAGCGCTCGCGATCACGGCGGCAAACCTCAAGGACAACCTTTGGAAAGAGCTTGGCCTTTGGTATGGCCGCTCCGAATTCCTCAAGACGTTGTTCCGCTACGGACCGGAGCGTATCACGTCGAGGCTCAGCCCGGGGACCTGGTTCCTAGCGGCCCGCTCGTACGCGCAGGACGCCAATCCCCAAGAACAGGCGCACGCGCTGTCCGGCCTACACGCCGCACATTCCTTCTATCTGCTCGACGAGATCGGCGACATGAGCCCCGCGGTCATTGATGCCGCGAAGGGCATCTTCAGCGTGAAGGGGCAGCATTGCTGGATCCTCGCCGCCGGAAACCGGAGCACACAGCGAGGTGCTCTCCACTACATCGAGACAGAGGACTCGGCCCCTGACGAGAACGGTCGACCGTATTGGCGCATAACCACGATCACCGGCGACCCGGACGACCCGAAGCGCTCGAAGCGCATCGACATCGAGAACGCACGACGCGAGATCGCGGCACACGGCCGCGATGACCCGTGGGTGATGGTCAACATCCTGGGGCTCTACCCGCCCCAGGCACACGACCAACTGATCGCGCTCAACGCCATCATCGCGGCCCAGGCGCGCGACCTCCGGGCCGGCGAGTACCTAGGCGACGCGCGGGTGTGGGGCATCGACCCGGCGTATTCCGAGCGGTCAGGAGCAGACGAGGCGGTGTTGTGCCGCCGCCAGGGGCCGCTGTGCCGACCCGCCATCACGTGGCACGGCCTCGACGGCCCACAGCTCGCTGCCCAGGTGGCCATGAGGATCGATGAGGCAATCAAGGCAAAGGAGCCGCCCGACGTGATCTTCTGCGATAAGGGCGGCGTGGGCGCGTCTTGTTACGATCACCTCAAACTGCTCGGCTGGGGCCACCTGCTCGTGGGCGTGGACTTCGGTGGCAACGCGGATGATGGCGCGCGGTACTACGACAAGCGGACCGAGATGTGGGTCGCGATGCGTGATTGGGTGCAGTCGCCGTCCTCGTGTCTGCCCGCGGACCCGATGCTCAAGAAAGAGCTGCTCTCGCCGCGCTACGGCCAGGCGGTCAAGGGGCACCAGACCCTGGTGAAACTCGAGGCGAAGAAGGACATGAAGGCCCGCGGGGTGCACAGCCCGAACCGCGCGGACGCGCTCGCGCTGACGTTCGCCGGCCCCGTTTCGGCGATGTCGGCCGAGGAGCAGGTGCGGGTGCAGGGTTACGACGGGCGCAGCTGCGTGACCGAGTACGAGATGTACGCGAGGTGAGACATGGGAGCCGATTGGCAAAGAGGGGAGGCGAATCACCAGAGGGCGTGGGCCCGCAGCAAGGTGCTGGCCGGCAAGGCGGGCGAAGAGGCGAAGCACAGGGCTTGGGAAGACGCCACGCGCATGGACCGCATGGCCAAGGCCGCGGGCATCACCTCGGCTTCCCATGGTGGCAACATCGACAGGTTCGGGGCCTATAATTCGGGGCTTGCGATGAGTGACGTGCGGGCGGCATACGCAGTTGCCAAGGCTGAGGCTCCCCCCGCCGCGCCCGATGAGTCCGAGGCCTACTTCCGCGCGCTCTCGCGCATTGAGACCGACCGCCGCCTCCGTGAGTCGCGCGGAGGGCTGCGGGCACCGTCCAAGCGAGGCTCCCTGTTGTGACGCTCTCTCCGCGCCAGCGCCTCCAGCAGAGGCGCGCTGAACTCAAGACCGCCCGCTCGTCTTGGGATTCGGTGTGGCGCGACATCTCCGAGCAAATGCTGCCCTACCGGGTCATGTGGAACGCCACCGAGAAAAACCGGGGTGAGAAGAAGGACAGCCACATCATCAACTCGACGCCGCTGCTCGCGGTCGAGTTCTTTGCTGCCGCCATGATGGCGGGGTACACGAACCCCGCGCACCAATGGATGATGCTCACGGTGTTGGATGATGAGATCGCGGAGTTGCACGAGGTCAAGTCCTACCTCGACCTCCGGCGCCGCATCCTCGAGAAGGAATTCGCCGTCTCCAACTGGTACGCACTGCTCGCCGACAACACCTACCCGGACCTCGGCGGCATCGGGCAATCGTGCCTCGTGATTGACGAGGACCGCGGGCACTTCACGTTTTCGGCGCCCCCGATTGGTTCCTACTGTCTCGATGTTGATCACCGCGGCGAGTGCGATACCTACTTCCGCGAGTGGGCCCTGACGCCGCGCCAAATGGTCCAGCGGTTCGGAGAGTCGAAAGTTGCGCCGCAGGTCAATCAGGCGGCCGAGCGCGGGGTGTTGGAGCCGCGGACGGTTGTGCACGCGATTGTGCCAAACGACGACTATACCCCCGGCCGTCTGGGCCCACGGGGCAAGGCGTGGTCGTCGTGCTGGTGGGATGAGTGGGACAGGCGCAAAGACACCTTCCTGGCCGAGGGCGGTTACGAGCGCTTCCCGGTGCTGGCGCCCTACTGGTCGATGCGGTCGGGCGACTCGTACGGCCGCGGCCCCGGGTGGCGCGCGCGTGGCGACTGCAAGCAGCTCCAGCACACCGAAAAGACCGGCAACAAGTTGTTCGACAAGACGGCCGACCCGCCGATGAAGGGGCGGGGCATCCGGCGAGCTTCATTGCTTCCCGGCGACCTGACCGACGTGGAGGGCGGGGTTGCGGGGCTGTACGAGCCAGCGCAGGTGGTCAACCCGGGGTCGCTGGAGGCGGTTGACCGGAAGATCGGCAAGCTCGAAGACCGCATCAACAGAAGCCTGTACGTGAATCTGTGGCAAGCGTTCGTCCAAGACGACCGCGCCCAGCGCCAGACCGCCACCGAGGTCGAAGCCAAACGCCAGGAGCTCATGCGCATCCTCGGCCCTTTGCTGGAGCGCCTTGACAAGACCCTACTGGAGCCGGCGGTTGAGCGGGCCGACGCCATCATTGAGGCGGCCGGCGGCTACCCGATGCCCCCCGAAGCGCTCCAAGGCCAGGAGGTGCGGGTCAAGTTCATTTCGATCATGCACCAGGCCCAACAGGCCGCCAGCATCGCCGGTATCCGCACGATGGTCGACGAGGTGACGCGCCTGGCGCAGGTGAATGCCGAGGCAGCCGACAAGCTGGACGTGGATGTCGTGGTCGACGAGCTGGCTCGGACCACGGGCGTTCGACCCGACATGATCGTCAGCCAGAACAAGGTCGACGCCACCCGGCGCGCGCGGGCCGAGATGGAGCAGGCCAAGCAGACGGGCGAGGCCATGGTGCAGGCGACCCAGGGGGCGAAGAACATCAGCGGCATCGACGCGCGGCAGTTGCAAGGCCTGGCCTCAACGCTCGCGCCAGCGGCAGCCGCGCAGGCCGTGGGCGCGGAGCCGGTGCGATGATCGTGCGACGGGGCAAGGGCTTCGCCGTCACAACCAAGGGCGGCGGGCGCACGCTGGGCGTGCACGAGACCTATCGCAAGGCGCTTGCACAGTTGCGGGCGATCGAGGCGAGCAAACACAAGAGGGCCAAGGGCCCAAAAGGTGCGTGAGATGCGAAAGATGATGACGGCCCTGGTGGCCATGGCTCTGGTGTTGTTGGCGGTGGTTCCGGCGCAGGCCGACATGAAGGACGGGCGGTTGCGGATTTTCGTGACCGATGCGCTGCGCACGGCGGCGACCACCGTCCCCGATGGTTCGATGGGCTATGCCCTGGACACCGATGATTTCAAGTGGCGAGCGGCCGGCTCGTGGGTGCAGATGTCCGCCGGGACTACGCTCACCGGCGCCAACAGCGGCACCATCAGCAACGGGACCGACACGGAGTGGAAGATCCTCGAGAGCAGCGGCGTCGCCAACGAGGACCTGATCTTCGACTTCACCGCCGACGGGGTGACGATCAAGAGCGGTACCGGCGTGACCACCCTCACCACGGCGCTATTGTGGTCACTGAGCGGCGGGGCCGGGGTGATCACGCTCACCAGTGGGGATGCGACGGCCGTGCTGAAGGACGCCGATGCGTCGGCGTTTCAGATGGGGTCGGCCGGGGCTACCGACCTGCTGGTGTTCGATACCACCGACGTCTCGCCCCAGCTCCATATCACCGGGGTCAACGCGCAAACCGCCCTTCACATCAACGTCGGCAACCTGGTGGCTGACGAGCTGTCCACGCTCACCGGTGTGGTGAGCTTCGGCGCTGGCGCCGGTGCCGCCACCTTCACCAACACCGCAGCCTCGCAGCTTTCGAACGACAACGACTCCAGCTCCTTCGATTGGGGGAGCCCCGGTCGCACCGACGCCATGCGCTACGCGTCGAACAACGGTGCGGAAGTCTTCACGTACACTGCGGCCGTCCAGCGGCCGATCGCGCACTTCCAGACGTTCGCCGCCGGCGCAGGCAAGGGGTTGGCGATGCTCGAGCAAGACGGCACCGCCTACTCGACCACGGCCGGTGCGACCAACCACATCTACTATCAATATACCCAGTATAATTTTACGACCATCGCGACCGCCACCGGCACCGTCACCCCAGCGTCGGAAGCGACCGGTCTGGACCTCAACGCGGGCGCACCGGGCGACAACGACCATTGGGAGATGCACGCTGGCATCGGAGGGGCGTCCGGCCGCCCGTTCATCGCTGGCGTCGACCCGGCCGTGAAGTTCTGCGCCACGTTCACGCTCCACGACGTTTCGGGCACTGATGGGTTCTGGTGCGGGTTGAGAACACCGGACGTCCCGGTGGTGATCACCAACTACACCGACTACGCCGCGATCGGACTCGGCACCAACACCGGCGATATCTACGTCAACGACAAGACGACCGGCGGCACGGACACGACCGACAACTGGGCCGACGACGCGTCACACGCCATCTGCACGCTGGCCAGCGCCGCCGGCGTCGTCACGTACACGATCGACGGCGTGGCGCCGAGCGCGACGGACGCTCACACGCTCAGCGACGGAAAGCTTTTCATTCCGTTCTGCCAGTTGATCAACACGAGCGACGTCGCCGATGACTCGTGGCTGACCAACTGGTCGATGGCGGTGCAGTAAGGATGGCCGAGCACGGCAAGCTGTCGGACCCGCAGTACCAGGAGCGGCGCCGACAATCGCAGCGCAGGCGGGAGCGCCAGCGCCACGACGACCTCTGTGCTCTCATGGGGCAAGAGTGGGGCAGGCGGCTTGTCTACTGGCTCATCTGGGGCGACCCGTGCGATCAACGCCCGTCGGAGTATTTGGGTCGCCTGACCTCGGACGTCTTCGACACCGGGATCAAGGACGGGCTGTGCAGCGCCCTGCTGGCCGCCCGGGTGGACGGCGCCCGTGCCGCCGCAATCGAGTTCCACAACCTGATCGAGCGCGCGACCCCCGAGCTGTTCGTCCGAATGGTCGGCGAGCAATTGGAGTCGCGTGCCCGAGACCTGGCGCTTGATAGCGCCGACGAAGAGGACACAGACCATGGTTGACCAGAACGCCGCCGCGGCTCCCGCGAGCCCGGCTCAAGCCCCCGCGCCCGCCACCCCCGCGAGCGCGGCCCCGGCCCCCGCGGTGGCCCCTGCCACCGCCGAGGCCAAACCCGAGCCCAGCGCGGCGCCCGCGGCGTCCGCCAAGGGGTCGTTGCTGGGGTTGGACGACAAGGCGGTCGAAGACAAGGGGAAACCCGGGCAGTCGTCGGCGGTCGAGGTCGAGATCAAACTCCCGGATGGCGTCGAGATCGACGCGCCGCTGCTCGAAGCGTTCAAGGGGTGGGCTCAGGAGTCGGGCGTCAACAGTGCCCAGGCGTCCAAGCTCGCCCAGGTGTTCGCTGAGCATCAGGCGCAGCAATCGCGGGCCGCCCAGGAGACGATGGACCAGATCGGCGAGGGCTGGGCCAACCAGATCCGAACCGACCCGCAGCTTGGCGGCAAGAATCTCGCGGCATCGACCGCCGCGGCCACCCGAGGGATCGAGTGGGCCGGTGGGCGAGAGTTGCGGTTGGAACTGACCAAGCTAGGTCTCGGGAATCACCCGGGTCTGTTCCGGGCCTTCAAGAAGCTCGGCGACGCGCTCGCCGACGACAAGAGCAACATCAGGGGCGGCGGCCAGGCCGTGCGCCCGTCGCGTGAGCAGGTGCTCGACGCGATGTACCCAACCATGAACGCGGACGGCTCGCCGAAGATGAAGCCAGCGGGCAGCCCGTAGGAGAGCTGAGATGACGGAGTTCGAGGACGGTGGATGGCCCACCATTGCCGAGCTGGCGAGCCGGGACGATCCCAACGGCGAGCTGGCCAAGATCACCAACATCCTGGAGAAGAAGAATCCCTTCCTCCAGGACATCCCGTGGATCGAGTCGAACAAGCCGACCAGCCACGAGATCGACTACACGTCGACCTCGTTGCCCGAGCCGAGCTATCGCACCCTGAACCGCGGCGTCAGCGCGACGAAGGCCAAGACCGAGAAGTACGAAGAGACGGTGGCGTTCATCGAGGACCACAGCCTGGTCGACGAGATGGCGGTCAAGCTGCGGGGCGGGCGCAACTGGCGGCTGTCGGAGGACATGATCAAGATGTCGGCCTTCCCGCAGTGGATCGCCGAGGAGATCTTCTACCAGTCGGTCTCCAGCAATCCCGAGGGCATCCACGGTCTCACGCCGCGCTACCGCGGGACCTCGGGCTACATCAACAGCGACTACGTGAAGGCCGGGACCAACGCGGGCTCCAACGCCCGCAGTGCCTGGCTGATCACGTGGGAGCCGCGCAAGATCTACGGCCTGTTCGCCAAGGGGACGGTCGCGGGACTGACCAAGGAGGACATGGGCCGCCAGCGCGTGCTCGATGTCAACTCCAAGGCGTACTACGCCTGGGAGACGGTCTACCGCTGGTGGGCCGGGATCGCGGTCGAGGACTACCGCTACGCCGTCCGTTTCCAGTGGGACCCGGACGACCCCGAGATGGCGGCGGGCGAGCGCGGGTTGATCGAGGGCCTGATGGACATGCAGGACATGCTGTACGATATCACGCCCTACACGCGCTACTACCTGGATCGGACCACGATCCGGCGGGCCAAAGCTCAACTCCGGGCGAGCGAAAGCCGGCTGCTCACCTGGGTCACCGAACCCGAGCACCGGCAGGTCGGCGACAGCGACACCATGGGCGGCCAGCGGTTGCGCACGCTGGACGGCATCACGCTCCGAACCACCGACGCGCTCACCGCGGAGACCGCCATCAGCTAAGGCTGAGGGCGAGGAAAGGAAAAGAACATGATTCTGGACGGACAACTGGACTTCGGCGTCAAGACGCAGGGCGCCAACGCGGCGAGTGGCGGCGTGCTTGGCTCCACCAACGTCTTCGACGCGGGTGAGAGCAAGAAGCTCTTCGGCCACGACGAGATGTGGCTCTGGGCGCGCTTCGGCGTGACCCAGTGCTCGCAGGTTCAGCTCGACCTCAGGGGCGACACCACGGCGGCGACGCTGGCGACCGGCGGGGCCGACACCGAGACCATCGCGTCGACCGGATCGATCACGGCCGACGAGGTGGGGACCGCGCTGGCCGACGACGCCACCGAGCGGTTCGTCACGGTGCGCATCCGCATCCCCAAGCAGAAGCTGGCGATGCGGTACTACGGCCTGTGGATCACGACCACGGGCACCGGTGATACCGTGACCGCGGGCGACGCCTACGTGGTCATGGGCGGTCAGAACCACTTGCTCGGCGCGCGCGCCGCGGCGCCGGCGTAAGGAGAGAAGGTCAACATGGAAACTGTCAAGATGCTGGTCGTTCGCCGCTGCTACATGCCGCGGCGACCGGGGGCCGAGCCCGAGTTGCTCAAGGGCACGATCGGCGACCCGATCGAGGTGTTGGTGCCAGCCAAGATCACGCGCAACGGCGCGTTGATCGACCACCCGGAATACCCCCACCTGGTCAAGTCGCCGCCGCCGGCGCCAGTCAACCCGGTCGTGGTCAAGAAGCCCGACCAGGGGCCACCGATGGGCCGCCGGATGGAGGTGGACGACGGGGGCGGCAAGAAGGGCAAGCGGGCCGCCGACGTGTGATCCCCTGGCCGACTTCGGTCTGCCAGCCGCGCCCGGCCGGTGCCCCTTCCTCGCCGGCCGGGCCACTTCCGAGGTGATGTATGCCGCGCTCCTCGTCCAAGCTCGACATCTGGAATCGGGCCCTGTTCGCCATCGGCGAGACCAAGTTCGTCATGGCCGAGGACGAGGCCCGTCCGGCCGCCGAAGCGTGCGCGCGAGCGTGGGATGACGTGCTCGAAATCGTCTTGGGTGAGTTCGCCTGGCCGTGGGCCATGCGGGAGCGCCCTTTGGTGGCGATCGATGAGCAGGTCTCGACCCAGCTCTACGCCTCCGGAGTGAACCCCTGGACCACGTGGACGATCCCGTTCCCCTTCGCCGACCCCTCGCAGGTGTCGGTTGTTCACATCGGCGCCACGGGGACCAGAACAGATCTCGTGGCCGACACGGGCTACACCCTCCCGGACGTGGGCGTAGGGGCCGACGCGACGATCGTGTTGACCGCCGCGCTGGTGGCGGGCGAAAGCGTGGAGATCACGGTCACGACCTCGCGGGTTGGCTGGGAGCACGTGTATCCACTGCCGGCCGACTGCGTGACCCCGGTTGCGATCTTGGTGTCCGGCACGCGGTTCCGCCAGACGCCGGTTGAATCGCGGGTGCCGTTCGAGGTTGTGGCCGACGACGTGGGCGAGTGGTTCCTGGTCTGTTGCGACCTGGCCGAGAGCGACATCGCAGCGTTGCAGTATGTGGCACGGCAAGAGCAAGTAGCGCTGCTGCCCCGGCCATTCGTTGAGGCGCTGGTGTGGCGACTCGCCGAAGCGATTGCTGTCCCGCTGACGAAAGACGAAGCCCGCGCCCAGCGGTGCCACGCCCGCTACCTCGAAGAGCTGGACCGCGCGATCTGCCGAGCCAACAACACCGGCCACGACACCGACCCTGAAACCCCAAGCCTGGCGGCGCGAGACTGATGAAGGAGCGGCAATTCAGTTGGGCCGGCGGCGAGCTGGCGCCCGGCCTCTGGGGCCGGACTGACATCAGCCGGTATTCCGCCGGGGCCAGGACTCTCAAAAACTTCCTCGTGTCACCACACGCGACTTTGCTGAACCGCTCGGGTACCCAGCATGTGGTCGATCTCGGCTCGGACCAGGTGTGCCTCGTCCCGTTCGTCGTCAGCCCCACCGAGAGTTACGTGCTGGTGTTCGTGGCCGATGATGTCTGGATTCAGGTCTGGCGCGAGTCCCCGACCGACAACCGGCACTGGTTCGTCAAATATGCATCAATCATGATGTTTGACCCCGGCAATCCGACCGCCCTCTTCCCCTACACCGCAGCCCAGTTGGTTTCACTGCGGTGGGCGCAGCATGGTCTGTATCTGACCCTGTGCACTGAGGACCGCAGCACCTATGAGGTCCGCTACGCTTCGCCAACGAAATGGTCGATCGAGATCCTTGACACCACAGCCGAGCCATTCCCTACCGCCGAATGGACCGACGACAGCCTGACCGTTGAGCAGAAGAAGGCGCGGGAGCCGCGTCTACGGTTTCGAACCGTCTCGGCCAAAACAGCCCGCGTGGACGGCGACCCCCCGACCTACCCGGCGCGCGAGTGGATCTGGGCTCTCACCTACGTGGTGCGCAGTGCGAAAGACGGCAAGCTCTACGAAACGCAGGCGTACGAGATCGAGCGGTATCATGTATCGAAAGACCCCGCAGACGGCAGCGGCAGCGACGAGGCGCCGTATGAGATCGGCGATGTTTTGGAGGACTACGCTCTCTATCCGCATCTTCCGATGACGGTGTGGACCGGGAGACTCCCCGGTGCTGTTCTATTGAGCGGTGACACGCTTTACTCCGCGCGGCTCTACCGCGGTCGCAGTGGTCATTTCGGGTTCATTGGCGAGACCACGAGCCGATTGATCGACGACGATGGCGCCGAACCGATCTATTCGGACCCGCCGCCCCAGGGGTCGAATCCGATCGGAGCCGAAAGGCCGTGCGTCCCGTTCTTCTACGAGTCGCGCCGCGGCCTCGCCGCCACATCGCAGCGCCCGGCAACGGTCTGGGGCTCGTCGATCGACATGTTCGACAACTTTGACGAGGTGGTGCCGGCTGACGACTCCGATAGCTACGAGTTCACGATCGCGTCAAAGACCAGAGAGGCGATCCGGTGGGCTGCGGACCTCGGACGTCTCGTGCTCGGTTCGCTCGGTGGCATCTGGGTCGCGGGCGGCAGCGGACTCGCGGAGGTTTTGACACCCAACAGCATCGCGGTACGGCGCTTGAGCAACATCCAGTGCGCCGACCTGCGGCACGTTGAGGCGGGGGACGCCGTGTTTTTCGCCGAGCTGCACACCGGCGGTCCCCGGATGCTGGAAAACCAGGGCGATGCCCTACGGGTGTCTGACATCTCGCTTCTGGCTCGCCACTTGTTCGACGGCTATGCGGTTGCCGATTGGGCTTATGCTGAGAGCCCGCACCAAATCCTGTGGGTTGTGCGCTCGGACGGTCTGTTGCTCTCGTTTACCTACGTGCCCGAGCTGGAGATCTTGGCATGGGCTCGTCACGAGCCGGCCGGCGGCGGACTGGTTGAGAACGTCTGCTGTAAGCCAGAGGGCGCAGGCGAATCGGGGGTATGGCTATGCGTCAGGCGCGGGGACCACCACTTCCTGGAGCGGCTGGCCTACCGTGGCTTCCCGCTTGACAACCAGGGCGACCCCGATGTCCGCTACTGCATATTTCTCGATCGGTGCGTGACGTACAATGGGCTGCGTTCGCTCTACCCCATGACTCCGACCTTCTCGGTTGTGACGCCGGCCGACTATGCCATGGGCGCCACGCTTTCGATTCATATTTCGCACGTTCCGATTCTTGTGGCCGGGGAGATTGTGCGGATCGATGACCGGGCGGGGGGCGAGCCGTATTTCTTCTCGGTTGTCTCCGACGACGGCGGGCTGAACTATACCGTCCAACTACTGAATCGTGCGCTCGCGACCGCCGACTGCCCCGATGGAGAAACCGAATGGTGGGTATGCCGGTCTTCTGTTTCTGGTCTGCCCCCCGACCTGAACGGTTCAACCGTCACGGTTGTGGCGGATGGTGATGTTTACGAAAACGTGCCTGTAACGGCTGGCTCGGCCACAATAGACCCGGACAACGAGGGGACCTACCTCAAGACCGCTGGCATGCTCCATGCGGGTCTGCCGTACAATTCAGACTTCGAATCGCTCGACGTTCAACAGAAAGACGGCAAACAGAAGATTGTCAAGCGCGTGGCGGTCGAGCTGGAGTTCGCGAGGGGCGGCGCGGTCGGGGCCGACCTCGATCACCTGGTCGAGATCCGAACCCGTGCGGTCGAGCACGGGTATGGCGTCATCCCGCTGCGCACCACAGAGGAAGTCGAACCCGTGGCCGACGAGTGGGGGCGTGGTGGTCGCGTCGCCATCCGGCAAAGCGCCCCCATGCCCATGACGATCCTCGGGATCTTGAGGGAGTACACGCTTGGCGGCGATTGAAATCATCGCGGCTCGCTACCGCGACATCGACGCGATCGGCCGCGACATGCGGCAGGCCGATGTCGATGAGGTCGACGCCTCCCTAGGAGTTGACCCGTTCGAGGCGCTCGCACGGTCGTACTTCGGCAGCAAAGAGTGTTGGGTTGCCAGCGTCGATGGCGAGCCGCTTTGCATGTGGGGCGTGTCGGAAGTCTGTGACCTCGGCCTCCGGGTCGGGTGCGTCTGGATGCTGACCACCAACGCGGTCGACCGCCACAAGCGCGAGTTCGTGCAGGCCTGCATCGAGGTGCTCCCGGCGCTGTTCGAACGGTGGGACGTGCTGGTCAACGCGATCGACGCGCGCCACGAGAAGGCCATCCGCTGGGGGAGAAGGCTCGGGTTCGTGTTTCAGCCCCCGCGGCCCTGGGGCCCCAAGGGCCTCGACTTCTGCATGTTCAAGGTCACCAAGGAGGACGTGGCATGTGCGCTGTCTACGATGTCCTGAATGCGGCGATCGAGGCCGGGATTGTCAAGATTCCTGAGCCTTCCGCGGCCAGGCCGATATCCGTGTCGCCGGGAAAGCCGCCAGATCCGCGGTACGCCAGCGGCTGGTACCCTGACGGCGTGGGAAGAGTGCAAAATGGAGATGTCGCATGTGTGCTATCGCCGCTATCCCGGCCCTGATCGGCCTCGGCATCTCGATCGCCTCGACCGCGACGGCGACCGGCCTCCAGGCGGGCGCGGCCTCGAAAGCCGGGGCCGCCGAAGCCGAGACGGCTGAGCGCAACGCCAGGTTGGCCCGCGCCCAGCGGAACGCCGAGATCCAGCGTGGTGGCTACGAGGCCAGGCGGGTCGAGGCCGAGGGCCGGCGGGTTGGCGCCGCGGCCGTCACCCAGGTGGCGAAGTCGGGCATCTCGACCACGTCCGGCAGCGCGGCAGGCGCGCCGCTGGTGTCGGCCATGAACGCTCAAGCTGACGCTGACCGTATCCGCGCGGCCGCCGCCAGGCAGGCCTGGGGATATGAGACCCAGCAGGTTGACTACCGAGCGCGCGCCCGAGAAGCGCGGCGGGCCGGGTTCCTCGGGGCATTGTCGTCCGGGATCTCGGGCGGGGCTCAGATCGGGCAGGCCGTGGTTTCCTCGCCGGCCTGGGGGTACGTTGGCTGATGCCCATCAAGATCCCCATCTACGAACAGCGCGCGGGATACGATGCGCTGCCGGGCGTCCGGCGCCAGAACGTCGACCAGACGAGCGAGGCGCAGGCGCAGCTCGGCCGAGCGGTCGGGCAGATCGGCGAGACGGCCGGGCAAGGCGTGGCACTGTACGAGCGGGTACGCAAGTCACAGAACGATGCTGCGCTCGACCAAGCCTACACGGAGCTCTCGGCTGCCGAGCAGCGATTGCTGGAGGGCGAGGGTGGGTTCCTCGGCCAGCAGGGCCAGAACGCGATCGGCGGCAGCGTCGTGGTCATGCAGCAGTATGAGCGCGAGGTCGACACCATCCGCAAGGGACTAGGCAACGATCCGGCCAGGAAAGCTGGGTTCAAGAGCCTGTCGGACAACCGAAGAATCAAATTCCGCTCGCTCGTTGACCGTCACGTGGCCAGCGAGTCGGCCGCGGTAGAGGAGCGGAACTACAAAGCGACCCTGGCAACCTCGATTGATAACGCCACCGCGGCGGCGGCCCGTGGCGACCCCGGGGGAGCAGTCGATGAACTGTTCATGGGGTTCGCGAGAATCGACGACAAGGCGGGCAAGGATGGATGGGACAAGGACGCCAGAAAACGCGCCATGACAGAGTTCACCACGGACGGATACCTGAACGTGTTGGACTCCCTGGTCAAGGGCGGGATGCTGCCCGAGGCCCGCGAGATGTTCGCGCTGCACAAGGACGAGATCGACGCGGTGGCGTTGCAAAACTCGCGCATCGAGGAGCGCCTGGCGGCTGGCGAGGTTCAGGACACGGCCGTCAGGATGGCGGACCAGATCTTCCACCAAAGTCAGGGCGATCTCGGGGCGGCGGGAGGCCTCATTCGCGAGATCGATGACCCCGGCCTGCGTGATGACGTGCAGCGGCGGATTGAGCACGCGATCCGGGTTGACCAGGAGGTTAGGCGCCAACGGTTGCTCGTGGCACTCGACAAGATCCACCTCCGGGTGCTGAAAGACGAGGTCGTGACGCTCAACGATGACGACGTGCAACAGCTCCCCGTCGAGGGCCAGGTCCAGGTCGCGCAGTGGCTGGCGGCGGAAGAACGCGAGAGCCGGCCGTCGTCCGTAGCCGCGAACCGCTACCAGGCAGACGTCAACCGCTGGGCCGTCAATCACGCCCGGGCCAAGTCGTTGTTTGAACAGGCGGCCATGGACCCCCAGGGCGAAGAGTGGCGCGGGTACGACGGCAAGGCCTTCCCCGGCAAAGGCACCCGCGAGGCCATCGCGGTGATCAAGCGCCAGGCCACCGACAAGATCCGCAAGCTCGGTGAGGAGACGGTGGGGGAGTTCGACCGTCAGATCCAGGGCGACGAGGTAGCCCGCTCGCTCAAGGGAGAGAGCCGGCGCCGGTACGTCGCCTACATGCGCGCGCAATACTCGGACTGGGCGGCCGGCGTCGAGGCGTCGACCGGCGCCCGGCCGAGCAAGAAGGAAACCGACGCCTGGGCGACGCAGTTCTACGCGCGCGAGGCGGCGCTGTGGGGCCAGGGCAAGACGCGCGGCCAGGTCGAATCCCGCGGCGGGACCTTCGAGCCGGCGGCATCCGGCTCTGCGCCGGCGCCCGCGGCCCCGGTGTCGTCCGCAGTGCCGGAGGCCGACCGGGCCATGATTGTTGAGGCCTGGCGGAAAAAGCGCGGAACCGACCCAAGCCCCGCCGAAATCGAAGAGACCTACCGCAAGCACGTCGAGGGCCGCTGATGGGCAACCCCTACGAAGACCTGGTTCCGCCAAAGCCCCCGGCGGGAGGCACCAACCCCTACGAGGACCTCGTACCCCCGACCGCCGAACTCGCCGCGCCCTTCGAGCCAGAACCGGCCACGCCCGCCGTCGACATCGAGGACCTTTCGGATGAGGTGCTCTCGATCGAGTCCCGGGCGCCGCAGCCCCCCGCCCCGGCGGAGCCCCCCGCTGCGGAGGAGCCGGGTCTGGCCTACTCCGTCGAGAACCCCCAGGGTTCCGGCCAGCGGATCGTGGTGCAGGAGTACTCGGAGGCGGAGCAGCTCGAAATGAACGAGGACGCCCACCTCCGCACCCTCTACGACCTCGCCGGTGCTCCGGACAAGCAGGCCGGGGTTATCGCCCTGAATAACGCAGGCGTGCCGATCGACATCGCGGAGGAGTTCTATGAGGAGATGCGTGCGGCGCGCGCGGCCGGCTCTTTTGATGCCCAGCGCTGGCGCCGCGAGCATGGCGGGCTCTGGGCGTGGGCGGCCCATGACCCTCGCCTCATGGCGCTCGCGCTCAAAGACGAGCAGATCAGCGGCGCGGCCCTCGCGCTCCGCCAACTCGGGGCTTGGTCGGACTGGGTCGACGCCTCGTTTCATGAGCGGTACATCGTCCTGCGCCAGTCTCTCGGTTCTCGCGAAGGGCTCAAGGAGCGCGTCGCCGCCCGGCGCCAGGTGCAGGCGGCCGAGGAACGCGGCCGGCCCGGCGCCATCCAACGGCAGACGATCCAGGAGCCCGTGGCGCTCGGCCAGGGAGAAACCGGGCAAGCCGGGGAACTAGGGCGCGAGGTTGGCGGAACCCTCGGCGCGACGCTCGGGCCACTGGGCGCAAAGTACGGGGCGGACCTCGGCGAGATGGTCTTCGATACCTTCGCCCGAACCAGGCTCGGCGAGCAGAAGTCGGTGCTGTGGGAAACGCAGCGGGGCCTGGACCGCGCCGTTCGAGCCGCTCGGCGCTCTGGCGACCAGCGCGCGCTGCGCGCGGCAGAGGATGCCGCCACCGCGGGTCGGCTGGCAATCCGCCAGCTCGACGAGGACATCGGGACCCAGCGCGACTATGGCCAGGGGTACGCCGAGCAACTGGCGTTGGACGCCACCGAGGGCATCGCCTCGCAGGTTGAGACCATGGCCGCGCTTGGCGGGGGTGGGGGCGCCGGGGTTGCGGCCGTGGCGGCCGCGGGCGCCGCCGGCGGCGCGGTGCTCACTCGGAGCCCGGCGGGCGCGGTGCGTGGCGCGAAGGTTGCGGTGCAGGTGGCCGGCCGTGTGGGCTTCGAGCTCGGCAGCCAGCTTGCGGTGTTTGGCTCGAGCTACCGCCGCGAGGCCGGGAGCACCTACGGCGACCTGATCACGGCCAAAGACGACCAGGGCAACACGATCGACCCGGAGGTGGCCGACGTCGTCAGCGTGATCGCCGGCCTGGTCAAGGCTGGCATCGAGATCGCAAGCCTCGGACCGTTGATGCGCTCCTGGGGGCTCGTCGGGCTCAATGAGGCCGCGGCCTCCGGCCAGACCTCGAAGTGGGTGCTGAAGGCGTTGGGGGACCAGACCAAGCGCAAGATGCTCTTCGACCTCGCGCGGCGTTGGGGCGAGGAGGCCGGCGCTGAATACGGCGAGGAATCCGTCCAGCAGGCCGTGGACTTCATCGCCAAATACGAGGCCGCGACACGGTCCTCAGGCCAGCAGCAGGTGTGGTCGACTGGCGACCTGCTGGCAGAGTCCCACATCGCGGGCATGAAGGGGCTGGCGGCGGGCGGCCTGATCGGCGCCATGGGTATGCCGGTGGCAGCCGCCCAGCAGTCAGCCACCATCGACGGCTCGCGGCGCGACGGCCCGCGGCTGGAGGCGATCCGGTCGCTGGTCGAGGCGTCGGCCGCCGGCGAGATCCCGGGGCAGCTCGCGGAGCTCGTGGCCACGGAAACCGCGATGAGCGGGCAGGAGGTCAGGGAGATCTACGTCGACCCGACGCAGATCACGGCCATCGCCAAGGGCAAGGGCATGGACCCGGCGGAGGTGGCGAAGGCGCTGCTCGGCGACGACGCCGATCGCCGGCTGGAAGCGGCGCTCGCCGAGCGCTACGCCTATCCCGGGATGACCGCGACCCTCGCTGTCCCGGTCAAAGAGGTCATCGAGCGCTGGCGCAACAACGAGGTGGCCAAGGAGCTGTGGCAGGACGCTGTGACCCGGCCCGGGAACCTCACGGCGCGCGAGCTCGAGGCGCTCCCTACGTTCACGGCCGAAGAGACCAAACGCCTGGCGAAGGAGGGCGCCTTCGAAGAGCCCGCCGCCCTGTCGCCGCTCGAGGCGAAGTACGCAAAGGAGCTTGAGGATCAGCTCGTCGTCACCCAGCGCCTGACGCGGGATGAGGCGCGCAGGAGCGTGGCCACGACTCGCGCCGTTATCCGGACGGCGCTCCTGCGCAACCCGCGGGCGGCCGAGCAGGTGCTGGGGCGCATGGCGTTGTCGGCGCGGCGCGCGGCGCCGGAGGTGGTGGCGGACTCGATGCCTCAGATCGAAGAGGCTTGGAACGCGATGTCGGAGGAGGCACGCGCCCACGAACTGCTGCGCGACCCCAACACCCAGCTCCTGAACCTCCCGGGCATGGAAGCCGCCGACCGCGACCCGAGCCGGCCGCTGCTGGCGGAGTTTGATCTCGAAGGGGGCAAGCTCATCAATGACGAGCTGGGGCACGAGGCGCTCGACGCCAGCTTCAGGGCGATGGCCCGGGCGCTGGCCGCGGCCGGCATCACCGACGCGGGCAAGGTTGGGGGCTCGGTGCGCGCCTGGGTGCGAGATGAGCAGCAGGCCAGGGCGCTGGCGGCCGAGATGAGCAAGGGCGTCGATCCACGGCTCCAGGTGACGACGGCCGTAGCCCCCCGCGCGCGCACCGTGCAGGAGACCATCCAGGCCACGTCCCAAGCCCACAGGCAGCTCAAGGATGCCCTGATCGCCAAGGGTGAGCTGGGGCACCGCAAGCTGGCGCCGGCGGCGCTCTCCGCCGGCCTGCCGGCCATTGCCCTCGAGCCCGGCCAGCCGGGCATCGCCCTGGACTCGGACGAAGCGCGGGCGGCGCTAGCCGCGGCGGCCGCGCCCCTCGCCCCCAGGATGAAGGAGCTTGGCGCACTGGGCCCCGCGGAGCGCGGCACCCTGAGCCCTGGGCAGATGGCCGCCTACCAGACCGCGGCCAAGCGCGGCACAGCTCTGCGCGAGACCTACCGCGAAGCGAGCGGCCTGCTTAACGACGCGGGGTGGCGCGCGGCGCGCAAGCTCAACCGCAAGGACTTCGTGGTGTCCGCCGACCTCCGGGCGTTCCGCGAGATGAACGACGCCTTCGGCCATGGGGAAACCGACACCATCAACCAGTACTTCGCGGAGGTGGTGGCCGCGCTCGGCGGTGGGCTGTTCGACGCCTCGCACATCCACGGCGATGAGTACGTCTTCCAGTCCAACGACCAGCAGGCGCTTGGGCAATTCATACAGGAGCTGCGGAACCAGACCGATAAGCTCTTTTTGTACAAGGATAGCGTCGATTCCTCTGGCGCTACTGTGCAAAACGGGTTATCATTCGCCTATGCCATTGGCGAGTCCTTCGACGAAGCCGACCGAGCCAAGCTCCCCGGAGTCAAGCGCGAGCAGCGCGACATCAGCAAGCCAAGCCGCGTCGGCGACCTTGCCGAAGCCGAAAAGCTTCACGGAGCAACTGAAGGAGGCCGGCTACCAGGTGATCGAAGATGGGTCAACGTTCAAAGCCTTCATCGTCGATGGCGTGATGAAGTTGCGCGCCGAGCGACAGACCAAAGGCTCACCCAGCAAGTAAGGCTCCTTCGCGAATCGGACCGCGCGGATCTCGCGCAGCACCTCAAAGACATCAAGAGCCCGCTGGCCGAGGCGATGGCCGCGCAGGTGGCGCGCGCCATGCCCCGGGGCGTGCCGCCGAAGGTCCGGTCCAGGCGTGAGGCCTTCGACCGTGAGGCCTTCGACCTGGTGGTGGCGGCCTCCTTCCCCGAGGGCGTGTCGCCGACCGAGCAGGCGGACAGCGCCTACCAGGCGGCGCTCGAGGGCCGCGGTAAGATGCCGGGACCCTACGGCGGGGACCCGCGGCGGGGGATGCACGAGGGGACCTTCGACCCGGTCAACACCGAGCTGGACCTCACGGGCAAGGCCAAGGTCAAGGGCGCGCGTCACGCCTTCGACAAGCTCATGGCCTCGGCCCAGGGCCGG